TTAGAATCCTGGCGCGATCACAAATGGCAAAATTTTAATATTTTGCAATCACTAAGTAAGCACACAAACACTTGATAAATCAAGGCGTTGTGTGCTTTTTTGTTTAATTTTCAAACTTAGTGGTTTTATGATTTCAACTTCAAATCAAAGGATTTCTGACACGCTTTTTGACACGCTTAATTTTACCGTGTCAGTGAATTATTATTTTACTATTCGAAATTACACTAGCGCTTCTAGAATTTATCTAGTAGCTTCTGGTTATGATCAGAGAGAAAGAATATCTCTGAATCTTTCAATTCCATTAAAAACATGGGATAAAAAAAGACAACGTGCCAAAGAATTAAATCAAAATTTAATTCATACTAATTTGGTTATTGGACAAATGGAAACCAAAATTGAAAAAATCAAATTGAACTATCTTGCAAATGATATGATTCTAACTCCAGAACTTTTAGTCAAGGAATTGAAAGAAGACTTATCTAGGCTTAATTTTTTAGCATTTTTTAAACAAGGCTTAAAACATGAAGAAAAATTTCTAGAAAAAGGATCATTAAAAAGGCATCGTGCAGTTTATCATAAGTTATTGGAATACAAAGAATACATTCCATTTAATGAGATTGACCATAAGTTTTTTGATGATTTTAAATATTGGTGCAGAAAAAGAGGAAATGCTCACACAACAATTGCTTCAAATATAGCATCAATAAAAAAGTTTTTAAAAATGGCTATTAAAGATGGTATTAAATTAAAAATCGATTTAGAAGATGTAAGAGCCGGAAGTTCCAGAGGAAATAGAACTCCTTTAAGTTTAGAAGAAACCAAAAAGTTTATTCGTTATTACAATTCTGAATTTATTGATCAGACTGATAAATTAACTCTAGGTTATTTTTTATTCAGTTGCATGACAGGATTAAGAGTTTCTGATGTAGGAAACTTAGAACGTAAAAACATTTTGGATGAATACATTTCTTTTATCTCAAAAAAATCTAAGAAAGACCAATTAATAAACTTGAACAAGCTAGCTTGTGAAATAATTGAAGCTGAACCAAACTTATTCATTAAGAGAGTTGCAGAACAAACAATGAATAAAACTCTCAAGAAAATTGCTTTAAGCATGAAGATGAGAAAAAAAGTTACTTTTCATACATCGAGACATACTTTTGCAACCTTGTATTTAATTGCCGGTGGAAGAATAGAAAATTTAATGCAATTACTAGGCCACAAAAAAATTGAAACTACAATGATATATTCTCATATTGTAGCACTCGATGCAAATAAAGATGTTTACAAGCTTGATGAACTATTTAATAAAAAAAGCGGACAAGAATAGTCCGCTTTTTTTATATCTCTGCTTCAGTTTCTATTTCTACTTCGAATATCTCTGGTTCTATTTCGGTTTTTGAAATTGTTTTTATCAAATGAATATTTGAATAACAACTTAGTTTGTCCTTTATATTAAGCCCTAATATTTCAAAACTGTCGGCTAAGAAACTCCATGTAAAAGGTTGTGAATTTATTCTACGATTAAAAAACTTTTTCCAAAAATTCTCATGCACACTTGGTAATAATAATTGCGTTGGGTCCTTCGCAATATTAATACCTGATGTTAAGCCATCATAAATTACAAATTGCAATTTATCATTAGATTCTTCAAAGGCATGAGCTGTTTGAATTCCATTTCTAAAAGCCAAAGGAAGAGGATATCCATTAATTTGTATTTCTGTTGTTTTTTCATTTACAACATAACCTGAATTGGAAATAGTGTCAAAAGAATGATAAACAGGAACAAAAGAATATTCTTTAGAATTTACATCTTGAAATTTCAATACATATGAATTTCCTTTTTGAAGCTTACGTACCGGCTCCATTATTTCAAAAGAATTAAAATCTTTAAGCCTAGCTAAATCAATATCATCTTGAGTAAAATTTAAATAGGCGTTATTTGAATCATAATCTAAATTTAAATTGAACCAATTTTTCAAAGTGGTAACAAAATCACCAAATGTAATATCTGGAACTGCTCGTGTTAAATCAATTTGATTAGGATTTAAGACAGTTGGAATAGCTTCTCCAGACATATCATGTAATCGAATAGGATTAATATTTATATCAAATATTACTTTTTCTTCTGTCGGATATTGTTCACTTATTATAGTGATTTCGTTTGGTTCTAAATCTGATAAAGTTTCAAAAACAATATCTATATTTTTTTCAAATTTAATACCATTAATTCTAGAATTAAATAATCCTATTGTTTGCGAATGAATAATGGTATCTCTATATTTTATTTTAATAGAACTTGGTAGAAATCTTAAAGAATAAAGCGTTATTTTTCCTATGATTCTATACTTACCTGGTGCTATAATTGTTGTTAAACTAGTATATGTAGCAACTCGCTGTGTTGGATTAGTAATAATTTGAGGTTGTTGCCACGAAAAAGTTGGAGGTATTGTAAATGTACCAACTATTTCTCTTAGAGATATTGTAGCATCTTCAGACATTTGCATTATAGTGTAACTTTCTTGTTCAAATGTTGTATGATAGGTAGCATCCGTATACATACATATTTTTTGAACCAAAGGATGAGTAGTAAAAGAACCTTCTAAATTATAGCCCCCATCTTCAAAACCTTTTTTTAATACATGAAGTAAATAAGGAAGAGGCTGCATGATGTTTTTGTTATAGGTAATGTCTTCTAATGTATCTACATAGTTTTCCAAAAAAGCCCCATCTTTAAAATTATTCAATATCTTTTCAAATGCAAACCATATTTCATCATCTGTATCGATTTTATCGGTGTGAATTTGAGGAAAATTATAATTTACTGCTGGATAAGTTTGTGAAATTATTCCAGCTGCATGAGTGTAAATATTTGCTACCTCAAATTTATCTAACGGTAATTCTGATAACTTTTTATTCCAACTTGGAAATTCTTCAAATCCCCATGAAATTGTTATCTGCATTTTTTTTCCTTGAATTTCTTCAACTTCTAAAACTGCTGGAGATAAAACATCATTATGAACATAGGTCACATCGATTAATGTTAATGGGTCAGAAGAATTGTAAAAAGAAATAAATCCAAAAGCTATATCCAAATCATCTTCTAAATCTATTTCGATAGGATAGGAGTATTTTGTAGAAAACTTATCGGAGAAAATAGGATTCTCCGATATGTCTGTTATTTTTTTACTAGATAAGTCTAGCTCAAAATTAGAATGAATTACTTTCCTCATGGCGCTTTTTATTAATTGTGAATTCTAAATCAAATGAATTTAATTCGCGGTCAACATCATCATTAATCATAGATTTTGTTTCATTAACCATTTCAACTAAATTGTTTTCCGAAATATAAATCCAAACGCGTTTAGCTTTAATAATGTTCTTAACTATTTCAATATCTGATTTTGGAATAAATCCAGAATTAATTGTTACTTTTTCAACATCTTTTGAATCTATTCCTTTTATATAATCAATCAGGTTTCTTTTTTGATTTGAATTTTGAAATGTAAAGTCTGATTTAACAGAATGTTTACCTGTAAACTCATAAGACTGAACTAATTTAAATTCGTCTTCCCAAAGTATCATATTTGAATATTCCGATTCTGGAAACACTAAATATTTTTTACTTATGAAATCCGTTGCGTTTACAAAAACTTTAAATTCAATTACATCACCAGGTACTGGTTCAAATGAAGCAATATCTAACACATATAAATAAGATGGAACAATTGAAGAAATTTGAAACTCATTTTCTAGATTTCCATTCCTTAAAATTTCACAATTATAAATTGTTCCTGGTTGTAAAAGCAAATTAATAAAATCGAAAGAGGCTTTTGCAATACGTTTTGTCGCATTAGATATTTCAAGAAAGGCGCAATTGCCATTTTTATTTTTTGGTGTAACTCCAGCTAAAAACTTAATTGTATTCAAAGTTGTATTTCTTACTACCTCGTGAGCAGGATATGTTTTTTCAGTGATTTCTAAACTTACATTTGCTGCATTGTATAAATTTGAATCTTGAAATAATGGATTGACTAATCTAGTAATCATTTTATCAATTCGTTGACCTATATTTTCTCTTTGACGCTTGTTATAAAGTGGGACTTTAAAAGGAATTACATAATTTTTTGAAAGTCCGGTTTGAAAATACCAATCAAATATTTCAACATTCATTTGAATATCAAAATAAGTGTCGTTTGTTTGTGTATAAAATTCAAAAAATAATGGATCCTTTGTAAAGTTAAATAGCGTTGTAGAATATGGTGACGAAACAAATTCATGTAAAACATAGGTAACAGGAATTTCAATTGTAACGGGAGAGCCTAAGACAATTGAAGTAAGTTCTATATTTCCCGAATATGTCCCTCCAGATAAATTTGCATGAGAAATTGGAACTACATTCAAATTTGCATAATTACTCGGACTATTTTCTTGTGATGGAGTTACTAATAACCAAGATGGATGACTAATTGAATATGCATTTTGAGCAAAAACAAAAACATCTATTGCAATCGGTTCTGTTCCTCCTTTTGTAGCTTCAAAATTTAGCGGACTAGGATTTACAAGAAAATCGCCAGGCGTTAAAACATTTAATATAAAGTTAATAGCACCAACAAATGTTGAAGCACCAGCAATAACCATAAGAAATCTATTATAAGTAGGATTCAAAAGAGCTTGAGATGTATCAAAATAATCACCTATTTTCAAAATAATATTTTTTTCTCCTGAACCACTTGCACTATATTGAATACCGACAGATGAAGGAGTGGTAACAATTGTTACGCCAGGATCTAAACTCTCTATAATAAAATCTATAGGAGTTACAACTGTCCATTGTGGACCATTAATGGTAATTACCTTTTCAGGTCTTGGTGTTCCTTGGTAATGATTTAATATAAAATTATCTTCATTCCATGTAGTTTGTTCCGTTTCATAAACGTTTAAAATTGCTATATGTTGATAATTATAAATTTCATTCCAAACATTTGCAGCGGTTTTACCTTCAATAGAAAATGATATTCTACACTCATGAATACCAACATTAACTAAAGCTAAATTTTGAATAGATAAGTTTAAAGTATCTAATAGCCCAGAAGAAGAAATTGGAAAAGTAGTTGGAGAACCTGTAATATTTGCAGACATAAGCAAACTATTAACTAGTAACCAATCAACTGGAGAAGTCGTTCCAAAATAAAACTTCATTGCTTTTAATCGAAATTCAGTATACCCCGAAGCTTCAGGTGTTCCAATAATATCTTTTATCTTTAATGGCACTATCGCAGGAAATAGTCCGCTTGGACTAGTTTGAACATAAAAGAAATTAGTTGGTAAATTAGATTCCCAATTTTGAAACGCTTGTGTAGATGGAGTATCTACAAATGATGTTGTGTTTACAGGTATTGACATATTATAAAATTATTGATGGTATTTTATCTATCGAATGAATAAATACGTTTGAAACTTCATAGTTAATTGCATCCATTCCGGTTTCTTGAAACCAAATTTCAATTTTCACAAAATCAAAATCTAATAATATTCGCTCTTTGAATTTCATACATATTTTTGGATTGAGTATTTTACTTACTTCTAGTAAAAGAAAATTATAAATTTCAGAATTAACACAGAAGAATACAACATTATTTGCTGTTGGAGAAACCTCCGCTTCTTGCAATATTGCAGAACAATGACCTGAAAGAACAATTTTTTCTTTTACGAAATCAAATGTGAATTTTTCATTTAAGTAGTAGAATAATCTATCAGCAATGATATTTATTCTATTATCTGTGAATATTTGAGTGGTGATGTAGTTCATGTTACTTGCGATTTTTTTCTTGTAGTTCTTTATATTTCTGTAGTCCCTCTTGCAAATACTTCATCGATTTCATGTCTTTATTGGTAACAAAAGCAACCATTCCGTTTTCTTTTATATCTTTCATTAAACTAAGATTTTCGGAAAGTAAAGCTACTACCAAATCATTACTATTATCTTGAGTGTTTTGAGTAGTAGTCGCAGGAACCTCTATTCTCATAGCTTGTGGATTATAATATCCGTTTTCAAAGCCTTTAATTCCTCGTAATTCATTTATTAATAAATTTCTTGTGTATGGTGATAAATCTCGGTAAGCTTTATTATCAATTACCATTTCTGGTTTATAGTTTTCTCCAGCTAAAAAATAAGTTGGTTTTGTTACCATTCCACTTTTTGTTCTACCTCCGAAACCTGCTTTGAATTTTCTACCATCTTGCTCACGTACTACATCTTCAGGATATAAACCTTGCTCATATCCTTTAGCGGGAAGTGGTGTTTTTAAAATGGTTCCAAGCTGTAAAGCACCCATAGCTGAAACCATTCCTGTTAATATTCCAGCTGTAGCACCAAAGTCAAACTTTGGAACTTGAGCCCAAATACTCATAATCGCTTGAGCGGTAGATGTAATTACATTAGCAATTGACATTAACCTTTGTCGCTTTGCTTGTTTGTATTCTACTTCGGCTTTTTTACGGTCTAATTCCTGATCTAGTTCCTCAACCTTACGCTTGTATTGAACTTGGTTAATTTGTCCATTATCTAATTGTCTTTTTAAAGCTCGCTTTCTTGCATCTTGACCTTTTTCATATTTCTTTAATTGAGCATTTTCAGATGCTGTCAAATATTGGTCAAATTGTGACCATAATTGTTGAGCTGCAGAAATTGCCATTTGCATAGTTTGAATTCCTACAGTACCATTATCAATGTTTTGGAAAAAATTATCCCATTGTTCCTGAGAAAACCCTAAAATATCAGTATTAGAACTTACTCCTAGATCAAGTTCTTTTTGGTCTCCTTCTGGATTATTTTTTGCATTTCTAAGTTTAGCAATTGCATTTTCGACAAGTAAAATATCATTCTTTAATTTTTCTTTTTCCTCTTCGCTTAATAAGTCGAATATGATTCCATCAAACTCAACATTTTGCAACATTGAGTTCAACTTATTCAATTGGTCGTTTAGCATTTTTTCTTCAAATGCTAATTCATCTTTTGCAAATTGCTCTTTTCTTTTTTGTTTTTCTTTTTCTGATAATTCAAGAGATTCTAATTCCAATAAGAAAGCGGTTTCTCTTGCTGTTTTTTCTTGGTCGTATTGCGATTTTATTTTTTCGACTTGTTTTTGACCTGCTTTTTCTTGAATAGTACCAATTTTTAAATAATGCATTTGCTCTTCATATTGCATCTGCTTATTCAATTCTTTTTCTTTATCAAAAAGAATTTGTTGCATATTCTTGATTGAAGCAACCTTTTTAGTATCACCATTTTTTTGAGCTTCAATTAAATCTTTATTCAATTGCTCTTGTAAACTCTTGATAGATTCTGATTCTTGTTTGAAAGCGTTTTGTTTATTATTGAAATTTGCAATTTGAATTTGCATTTCTTTTGCATAACCTTCCCCTAAAATTGCAATTCTTTCGTCTTCAGATTTTTGTTGAAGTTTTATTAATTCCTCTCTTAATCTTTTCTCTTGATCTAAATACGAATCATCATATTTTTTTTCCTTTGAAGATTTTTCTTTTCCACCTTTTCCACCTGATAAATCAATTTCAGAAGTTGAATCTGGAGTTATAGTATTTTTATTAGATTTATTAATGTTGGCATTTAAAACTTCATCTTCTAAAGCTTTCATTTGAGCATCAATATCATTAAGTTCAGATTCTTTTAAATTCAGACCAGAAGATTTAATATATTGTTTTACTAAACTATTGTAAGCTTCTTTATCAATTTTCCCAAAGGTTTTTTTTACATAATCTTCTACATCTTTTTTGTTTTTAAATTCAGGACCTTCTCCTTGACCGAAAAATTTAGCTATTGATTCACCAGTAGTAGTATAATCAGATGTGGTTTTTGATTCAACTTCCAAACGTTTTTTTGCTAACTCTTCAAATTTTGCTTGTGCAGCTTTTGCTCTTGCATTTTTATATAAGCTTTCGGTGTATTTATCTAATATGTTTTTACCTTCAAGTGTTTTAATGTTTTCCGCAGTAAGCAATCCTATATAATCAGGAATAATTTCGTTTAATCTCTTTAATGCTTTTTCTTTTTCTTCTTTGGATGTGGTTTCGCTTTTAACCGCTTTAACTAATAAATCTACTTCGGCTTTTTCACCTGCGATTGATTTTTCCGCTTCTAAATGAACATCATTCAAAACTTTTTGAACTGCTGTAAGTTTTTCGGCTTCTTGTCTAAATGCTACATAAGCGGTTCCTATAGCCGCCAAAGTTCCTAAAATGAATCCCCATGGTGTTGTCATCATGGTTGCGGTCATAACTCTGAATGCTTGAGCGGCTCCTTTTAAGTTTCCAGTTAAAAGCATTTGTGCCAGTGCTAAAGCTTGTGTACTTACAACTGCTACACCATCTGCAAAAGCACGAGCTTTAGATGCAATGTTATAAAGTAATGTAGCTTCGGTGTTTCTTGTGGTCCACATGGCAACAAGTTTTTGCCAAGCTACATTTGTAATAATTGCAGCAGTAACAACAGCAATAACTTTTGCTGTAAATGAAAGCGTATTTTTCCATGCAGTTACTTTTCCATCTGAATCTTCTGTTGCTCCAATAAATTTTGAAAACCAATTTGCTGCGTTTCCTAAACTATTTACAAAATCTTCTGGAACAATCAATCCCATTACTTTCTTTTTGATTTTGTCTAATGTAGCGGCTAAATTGTTATTCTTTACGTCATATTCTTCAATTAAAGAGGTTCCTTCGTTAAAAGATTTGTTCGACATGTCTACTAATTGTCTAAATCTATCAACATTATTTCCTGCAGCACCAACAATTTTGTTTACTCCATCAGCATTTAAACCTAATTGGTCTAGAACCTTAGACATATCAGTTCCTTTTTTCGCACCTTCAGAAAGTTGTTTTGAAAATTTTAAGAAAAATTCAAGGGGATTATCATTAATCATTTTTTCAACTTCCTCTTGAGATATGCCCATTACTTGAGCAAACTTTTTTGTTTCTGTACTTGCTTGTTTTAAGAAAATAGAATAGGCACGTGCAGATATTTCTGCTTCAATACCACTTTCTTCAAAAGCAGCACCAAGAGCCATTGTTTCAGCAACACTAGGTTTTAAAACATCAGCAAGCGAACCTATTCTTTTTGTAAAGTTTGCAATATTTGCCTCTGATGCAGAACCTTCAGCTCCTAAAACATTTATTGCAGAACCGATAGCTAGGTAAGCGTTTTCCACACCAACATCCTTAGTTTCTTTAAAAAGAAACTTAATCTTACCTAACTCATCAGATACTTGTTCAGCGCCACCAGTGAAAGAATCTCCAAGAGCAACAGAAGCTTTATCCATAACACGAACAAAATCTTGAATCTCATCTTTTGCTATACCAATTCTACCACCTTGTTCCGCAATTTTTAAAAGATCCATTCTTTGGGTTCTAGTTTGGAGTAAACCAAATGATTTGGTTAAATCGTCAACCTCTTCTTTTGTCATTCCGGTTGTTTTTTGAACATCGGCTTGTGCATCTGAAAGCTTACCAGAAATATCTAACATTTGTTGAATAGATAAAACAACTCCAGTAGCTGTAGCTAAAATAGTAGTTCCTAATGCAGCGTAACGATTAACACTATCTGCTAATCGACCAAGTGAGAATCCCGCGGCTTGAGCATTACCTCGAAGTTCTGAAATTCGAGCATTAACCCTGTTAAGTTCCGCATCAAATCTTTTGTAATCTTCTGAACCTGGTATAAGGTTGTTTAAGGTGGCACGCAATGCAGTTGCTTTACTTCTTAATTGCGCCATGGTTAAACCAGTGAGACCAATTTCACGCTGTAATTGTTCCATGCGTGATTTGTTTACGTTTATTGCCGCAGTATTTTCACGCATAGCTTGAGTAACTTCTCTATAGCGTGCTGATTCTTTTTGACCAGCTTTTTCAAGAAGTTGCTTTTCTTTACGAAGTTCTATTTGTTGTTTATTTAGATCACGAATTGACTTTTCTGCATCGTGTAATTCCTTTTGTGCAGGATTGCCTTCGATGATAATTGAAAGTTTAATTTGTTCGTCTGAAATAGTACGTGCCATTGTAAATGAATTTTATCAAAATTCATAAAATGGAGTAGTAAAAGTTGTGACATGAAAAATAAATTTTATGATATCTAAATATCGCTTAAAATATTTAAAGTTATCCAAAAAAAATATAATTGTATATTTACAAATTAAATTATAATAAATGGCAAATAAAGATTTATCAAAAGCGAAAACAGGAAAAAATGATGAATTTTACACTCAATATCACGATATTGAGAATGAAATTAACGCATATTTAGAATATAACCCAAATGTTTTTCAGAATAAGACAATTTTACTACCTTGTGATGACCCAGAATGGAGTAATTTTACAAAGTTTTTTGCACAAAATTTTGAACGTCTTAAATTAAAAAAACTTATTAGTACAAGTTTTGCCCCTGAAAGTAAAAATCTTAAAATTAATTACCAACCAACATTATTTGAAACTAGAAATCCTCAGTTTGACGACAAAAAAACAATTATAAATGGTAAAATATTTACTTTAAAGAATGACAGAACTGGTGATGGTAAAATTGATGTTAATGATTTGGAGTGGAAATATTTGAACGGTGATGGTGATTTCAGAAGTGAAGAGATAAAAAAACTAAGAGACGAAGCAGATGTAATAATAACAAATCCTCCATTTTCATTATTTAGAGAATTTTTAGCTTGGATAGTTGAAGCAGATAAAAAATTTGTGATTATTGGAAATATGAATGCTATTACTTACAAAGAAGTATTTCCATTAATTCAAAACAATAAAATGTGGACTGGAAGCAGATTTAACAAAAGGTTAAACGGTAAGAATATGACATTTACTGTTCCTGATGATTATGCATTAAGTGGTACTGAAGTAGAAGTTAGTGCAGAAGGAAAAAAAATGGTCAGTGTCGCTGGTACTGGGTGGTTTACAAATCTTGACCACGGTATTAGACATATATTTTTGCCACTAATGACAATGGCGGATAATATTAAATTTAGTAAACATAAAGAAATAAAAGGAAAAGAGTACCAAAAATATGACAACTATGACGCAATTGAAATTCCATTTACAGATGCTATTCCTAGCGATTATGACGGTGTTATGGGTGTTCCTATAAGTTTTTTACCAAAGTACAATCCTGAACAATTTATTATTTTAGGTGCTACTCAAAGAGGTTGCCACGATAAAGTTCCTGATACAAAAAAGTATGATGATTATTGGGAAGTTAAACAGAACGGAGAACGAACTGGTTCGTCAGGAGGTAAAACTAATGAAAATGCAAATCTTGCTTTAAATGATGGTAAAAAAAATTACTTCATTAATAAAGATGGTCATATTGTTCAATCAGCATATCAAAGAATATTTATAAAACATAAAAAATGAAAACAACACTAAAAACAGATATAACCGTTAGAGATATTTGCGAGGGATTTGTTTATAATGCACTTGAGGGAAAAGGACTTTTTGGTTTATCAGGTAAATTAACAATTCAACCCGAATACCAGAGAAACTATATTTATGCAGATGGAATTAGAGATGTTCGAGTGATTGAATCATTATTAAAAGGTTATCCGTTAGGTTTAATTTATTTTAATAAACCAAGTGAAAATTCATTAGAAGTTTTGGATGGACAGCAAAGAATTACAAGTTTTGGAAGATATGTAACAGGAAAATTTGCTATAAAAGATGAAAATGGAATGGAGCAATATTTTAACGGTATTGCAAAAGACAAACAAGAAAAGATTTTAAATACTAAGCTACTAATTTATGAATGCGAAGGAACAGAAAGCGAAATAAAAGAATGGTTTAGAACAATTAATATTTCTGGTGTTCCATTAACAAATCAAGAATTATTGAATGCAGTTTATTCTGGTCCATTTGTTACACTTGGAAAAGAGGAATTTAGCAATAGTCAAAATTCTAATATTCAAAAATGGAGCGCATATATATCAGGTAGTGCTAACAGACAAGACTTTTTAGAAAGAGCTTTGGAATGGGTAAGTAAAGGCAAAGTAGGAGATTATATGAGCCAACATAGATATGACAATAATATAACCGAACTAAAAAATTATTTTACAAGCGTTATTGACTGGGTTTCTACTGTTTTTATAGACGTTGAAACTGAAATGAGAGGACTTGAATGGGGTAGGATTTATGAAACATACAGCAAAAAACCCTACAACTCAAAAACTGTATCAGAACAAGTTAAAAAATTGTATGCTGACCCATATATAAAAAATCGAAAAGGAGTATTTGAATATATTTTGGGTGGCTTAACAGATACAAAACTTTTAGAAGTACGAGTGTTTGACGAAGCAACAAAAAAATCTACTTATGCTATTCAAACAGATAAAGCAGAAAAAAAAGGTATTTCAAATTGTTCCTTTTGTGCAATTGGACATGACTCAAATAAAACTAAAGTATGGAAAATTAGTGAAATGGATGCAGATCATGTAACAGCTTGGAGTAAAGGTGGAGCAACTCACATTAAAAATTGCGAAATGCTTTGTAAGTCTCATAATAGAGCAAAGGGTAATAAATAATATAATCTTACATCAAATAGTTTTAACTATTTACTATAAAAAAGCGTTTTCTATTATTGAAAACGCTTTTTTATTAAACTAAATTATACAATTCTTTCAAAACAATTCAAATCTATTTCAGATTCAACAAACTGATCGTCATCTACAAGAATTAAACTTTCTCTGTTTTGTTTCCAAAAATGACCTTTGTCTACTTGAAATTTGGTGGAAGTAAAAACATCTTTAGTATTTTTCCATACAGCTTTACATTCGCAAAATTCTAGGAGTTCTGAAATTGATATGTCTTCATCTTGTAAGAAGGAATAAATTACATTTTCGTGATAATACATGAGTTTTCCGCTCGATGATTGAAATGCAATAGGAGAAAAGGTAAACTTTTCACTGCGTTGTAATTCTAATACTTCTCTTAAACTGGTTCCTTCTAGTTTAAGGCGTTCGGCTTTTGAACCGAAGAAAGTGATGCTAAGCATTTCTCACCTCCGTTTCCTGGTGCTTGTTGTCTTTTCGCATAAGATACAAATAAAAAACCTACCCATAGGCTGCGAAAAGACAACAAACAAGTTGAAGATACCACGTTTCTCTCGTGGCTTCCTATGGGATAGGCTGGATTTTTTACTGTGTTAATCATAATGTTTGTAATCTTTTCGCACAGCAAACGTACAAATGTAAATTGTAAAAAACAAAAAATCCATATGTATTTACATATGGATTAAACGAATTGGCTTATAATGATTACTATAATAATTACAATCAGTAAGAATTTCCAATAATCTGGGTCGTTTAGTTTTCTAATGTGATAGTTCATTACCAATCATTTTTATTGTTGTTAGTTATATATTTATAAATACCAAAATGAAGTTCATTTAAATTATTTAAAATAGATTCATACATGTCTTTTATATAACGTTGTTTTTTTAAATGACCCTTGTTATCATACAAATATGATATTTGTTTCTTATCATCAAATAATCTTACTGATAAATAATCGAATTTATATTTATTGTCTTTAATATTAACTTCTAATGTATAATACATTGGTGCAGTTTGTTTTCCCATCCAATTATAAATAAAATAGGAAACACCTTCAATTCTCACCATTTCATTTTTAATATCTCCTTTTAAAACAATATTTGGATTCTTATAATATGTTTGAATCCAAGATTTAATTTTATTATATATAACTTCATCTGAAATAGAATCTAATTTAACTATTTTAGAATCAATATTTGGATATATTGATGATATTGAATCTATTTGTGAATAAGAATAATTCAATGTAAAAAGTAAAAGAACAAATATTTTTTTCATAATTCATGTATTTTATTTAAAGTTGTAAATATAAAAAAAAGGGATTAACTCCCTTTCATTTTTTTTTTATGTTCTTTGATAATATTTATTGCTGATTGATATTCTAACCTGTTATCCAAATCATTCATGTACTCAGTTTCAAGTAATATTTTATACCAAAATTTAATAGTATTTAAGGCTTTTTTCAGTTCTTTTTTGTCGTAGGGATTTTTAGTTGTTGCCATAATAAATATTTTGTTTGTGTTTAAATAACACGAAATAAACTACTTTTATTATGTAAGAATATTATTTAAAATTTATTTAACTATTATCTTTTAAAAGTGTTTGTTTTACAGCATCTGTATATCCAAATTTCATTTCTTTTACAATATTATTATAATGCCCCATAATAATACGGTTATGAATAGGATGAGATTTCTTTTTCACTTTTCCTTCTTTGGTGTTTCTGGAACGCATATCAACAAATCTATGTTGTTTTAAATGCGAATAAGTCATATCAGAATCTGTAACAGTAAAAGTTCGATTATTCCAAAATGAAGAACGGAAAGATGACATCTTTTCGCGTTGCGCTTTGTCTATATCACGTGAAGTTTCTGAAAGGACTTTTCTTATGAAACGCCCTTTGATAATATCTTCGTGATTTTCTTTTCTAACTTCAATCAGATTCATTGTTTTTCTTGATTTTGATTTTACCCAAGAAGTATAAAACTTCAATCTTTTGTCCTAGTGTTGCTTCTGAACGCCCTTGACGCCAATTGTATAAAACCGCCTTTGTAATAGTTGGAATTTTAGTTGCTAATCCACGTTTTTTTATTTCCGCTTCAAATAATTCGTTGATTTGTTCTGGTGACATAATTAAGTTTTTAAAGTGGTAAATATACAACTTTGTTAACTAGTTCGCAAATCAAATTCAATCGCCCATCCATCACATTGTCCTTTGTTCCAAATTGGCATAACCAATAGAGAACCACTAACTAATTCATTTGAAAGCCCACAAAACAAATTACTATCTCCAACAGAATTTTCGATAATGTACTCAACAAATTCTTGAGCTAGAGCTCTTGTATCTTCCATATTAGTTATTAATTCGTCATGAGCAAATCTAGCAGAACGTTTTTTTATGATAAAAAACTGCAATTGATTTAGCCATTTATACATATCTTCTTGACCTTCCAATGGATATTGAGGTATAACCCCAAAAAGCATTGAATTTTCGGATTCTTTTCGTTCTTTTAAGAAACTAATAAATTGAGAATCATCAATAATTAATTCACTAAAATTTATGCCGTTAATTGCGGTTTTGGTTTCTACCAAAAATTCACGCAGTCTAGTGATGCTTATCATATTTTTCAAATTGTTTTTGTTGTTCCAAATTTCTTATTCTAATATCATACATTTTTAGCATTATTGTCCAAAATGGTGTTTGCATAACGTCTTCCATATTTCCAAAGCTTCCACCTTCGGCCATTGACATAAGAACTGCATCCATACCTAAACCAGCATGCTCCGATTCAGTTGATTTAGAATCGGAATCAAAAAGAATTGATAAATTGATAACCTTACCCGCCCAAGGGATTTCAGCAGATGTGATGTATTGCTGCATAGCTCCAAAAAATAAAAATGTACCATAAATAAAGCCTACAGGTGCATACTTAAAACTTTCTACATATTTATCAGTAAAATAAGCATTAAAAGGCACTCTACAATCACCATCATATTTTGGATGCATTTTTCTAATGAAATGAAAGCTTTTCTTTGGACGATATAGCGTTGCTGTAAGCTGCAATAATAAATCGTATGACGGATTAGCCGAAAACTCTAAGAAAATACGCAATGCGGTAACATATTCGCCAAATTTTACATTTTGAAATCCATCTAGCGGACCATAAAAACGTTTCCATGCAGGCGAATATGATTTAACCGGATTATTTATGTAATGCTGGTTAATAATCATTTGTGTTTCAGTAGGAGTGAAGAAATTGTCAATTAATTTCGATATTGCCAAAATATTATCCAATTTCTCTTCCTCAACGGCTTGGTTTGGATTTTGTTTTCTTTTTAAATTCAATAATTTATAAACCGCATGAACTCGTAAGTCTTCATAGCTTAATGCACCAATTTGATATTGATACATTAAACCACTCATTTCAATATACTGCCTTGCATCGCATTCTGATAAGTCAGAAGGCATATAAAGCGTTTTATTTAATTCTGGAATGTCTATGCTGTGCATGCTAAACCAATTTCAAATTATCCGTTAATCGTAAATGATGCTCTTTCATTTGCGTACCAAAATCGGCTTCAATCATTGCTTTGATTTCCGCTTTATTTTTTTTGGTTAGAGGAATATACTTTGAACGACCTTTTTTTAATTTCTTACGCAATACTTTTTGAATATCTAGCATAAGAATTGCTTTTTTGGCTTCAAAATCTATTAATCCATCTTCTATTTTTTTTGCTAGTTTATCATCTTTCTTAAGTAAATCAAAAGCAAAGAAATTGGTTAGCCAAATTTGAAAACGGATAATCCATAACGGTTTTTTAAAATTCTTCATAGTTTTTGTGTGTATTAAGTTGCGGAAAAATGATTGTCTATTGATTCCGAATCAATGTCCGGTAAAACCTTTTTATCTGTTGGTTCTGTTGCAGGCTTTAAAAGTTGTTCGATGTCGGACAAAGCTCTTTTACATGTAAGCGCATAAGCTTGACGTGCAGCTTCTGGTTCCATCATCAACGATGGTTTATTTCCTGATGTGGTTTGTCTGTCTGATCCGTAGAATTGTAAGATCCCTTCAGGAAAGAAATTTACATTGAAACGCGGAATAGCCCAAGCTAGAGCATAAGAGGCAATAGCCTCTTGAATTAAAAGTAAAAGCGAATCTTTGTTTGGAATTTCTTCTTCTGATTTTCCTTTGTAGGCTAATTTCATTAAATCAAACAAAGTTTTTCCAATTCTAGGAAGTATTTCTCTTCGTTCGCATTCTGACATACCAGGTGCAAAACGAATCATCAATAAACGTGAATTAATAGGGTAGATGTTGTCAAATTCTTTTACTGTAGATATGAAAAGTTTTTTTACTTGATCATATGCATCAGAATTTATCCATTTATAATATAACGTTTCTTTTTGTTCCTCTTCTGTGATTTCTTCATAGTTCTCAGGTTTTGATTCATCTAATAACCTAAGTAGATATTCCAGTGTACGATAATATTTTTTTTCTAGAGCTTTATCATCTGCATCAATCATCCATTGGAAAGCAGATTTTTCACCTTCTTCTGCACGCATTTTTCTACCATCATTTGTATGTGACAAGTCATTATGTGGTGCGTACAAACGATAAGAGTAAACAGCAATAGCTAACCTAGCAGTTCTAAGAACCATATAATTATTATCTTCAAAATTTTGTTCAGGTTCAGAATCTGTCAGTTCAGCAATATGTTCATAAGAATCTTTTCCTATTAGATCATATACTTCATTTGATGCTGTGATAACATCTGAAATAATATTTTCAAATTTGAAATTGGCATCTACAAATCCAAGTAATTCCTTGAATAAGTCATCAATATTATCGGAGTTAAATAAAAGTTTCATACTATTGCTTTGTTGGTGCGGTATTTATACTTCGGTTTGATGGACTAACATCTTCTTGTTTTTCTGGAACATTATGGTAGAATCCCATTTTAATATTTTTGTTTGGCCAATTCGCTTTTAGAGCATAATTTATTGGCTTACAAATAATCATTTCTTGGATATCAATTCCGGTATTTAAGTAGGAGATAAGCGCATAATGTTGTTCAGAACCACTATCTACTTTTCCAGTTTCGGACATATTACCTAATGCACTGTGTAAACTGATACCAGATGCTACAGCTCTATCTGCTCTTTGAGAAATTTTAATTTGAGCTTCAACGAAATCTTTTATGTTTTGGTCGATTACTTTAATAGTCCAACCATGCTCTAATAGGCTGGTTCCATCAACTGTGAAAGATTTTGTAGTATGTAAATATTTACCTGTGTTTTCTTCACCAGATAATACTTTTGATATCTTCATAAGGAATTCTCTCTGGTATTCTTGAAGCATTTCTTCTTTATACTCAATACCTTTAGTGGTACAATTTTGTTTAATTGTTTCTTCTTTCTTATCCCAGAAAGCCTGTGGACTTTCAATGTGATATTTCAAGTTAATAGAGTTCTTGGATAAAGCTTTGAAAATAAGAGGTACAGCAGTTGAACGATTAAGCCATTCTAATGAACCATAAATATCAGGAACCGAATAGTAATCAGTACAGAATGTGTACATATTACTGTACATAATACTGTTTGGATAAAGAAATGGATTTAAGTAATCGAAAATTGGATATACTCTAGCTAACTCTATTGAATTAGCCGTTTTCAAATTCCAATCAGTAACAATAATATGAGTAGGTTTTGAATTAGTATCTGACATCTTTCGAGCCTGACGAGATTTAGAATGTTGAATGTGCTCAAGCTTCTTAATCATAGGCTTTCCTACACGAGAACCTTTGTTTAATTCAAATTTGGTAAACGCACCTTGAACATGTTGATAATCTACAGCGCAATTCAACAAGTACTCTTCCCCCTTAAAAGCTTCGAACCAATCCCAAATCTCTTTATCATCTAACCAGTTCTTAACTATTCTATTGTTATCGAAAGATTCAGTGTATAATCTTGGTCCAAGTCCCCAAAGCAATTCAGTCTTTCTCTTTAATAAACCAGGAGCAATGTAATTGTTCTGAATAACCTCTCTGATTATTTCGTCTAAATCATTGTTAGAACCATAAGGCATAACCACATAGTCGCCTAAGTAATTCTCATAGTTACTCCAATCAAGAGTATCATTGTTTAAACGAAACTTTTCAAAGTCTCTAGGTTGTTCCGATACAGCATAAGTAAATGCTACCTCTGGTGTCTCTACTATTGCACCTCTATCTATGTATTCAATATAACTCATGGTTTTATTGTGTAATTATTAAACTTTAATAACAAAGGCAAATGGAACTGTCTATTCTTCTTTTCATCTAAATCAACGTAAGCAATAAGTTGTTGACTTAAACTACTTTGTTTTGCTGTATAAGAGCGTCTCAACATAGCTCTTGTCACAGACTTAACTCCATTGCTTTCTTTCTTCTTTTTAGAATAGGACACAAACTCAAAGCTAAATGGTACGCCTACATCCGTAAGCTCACGCATTCTTTTGACTGCCATCTTTGGTGTAATACTATTCATGTAATTACTAATTTGATACAAGTTTAATTAATGGTGCTGTTTAATGTTGTGACATGAAACAATTAAAAGTGGTGTGCTCCGCACGTCGACTTGGTGGAGCGAAGCGGTATCGAAATCATATTTCTATTAAAAAACCTTTCGATGTAATTACACCCACACGAACGAGCGGGGCGGTATTTTTATTAAAACATTCTCATTTTAACCTTTTTTGATTAAGGTTAAAATGTTTGTTTTATTGGTTTTTTTTATTTTTACTTTTATTTTTTGTTTAAATATTTAGCTTTATTTTGTTGAAATTCAACTATTTAGAATGTTTCTAAATTTGGTTTTTATACTACTTTTTTAGTGTTTTTTACTTTAAATTAGTTGTATATATGCGACTTTCTTTGTAAATTAGTGTATTGAAAATCACTTAAATAAAGTATTTATGAGCACACAAACAACCGCGCCTAAAAAGGCAGTAGAGGTAAAAAGTTTACCAAGCGCAAAAAATGAAATTTCTGCCGAGAATGAAAAAAAGGAGAACATTTTAAAAAGTATGGAAATGTTCAAGCCTGAACCTTTCAAAAGTGCAGAAGACAGAATTTCGAGAAAAAACCAATTCGACGCACTCGCCAAACGTTACGAGCAATTAAAAGAAAAGGACAATGAACTAAAAACCTTTCACGCTGGTAACGACAAAACAAGCGCAAAAATCATTTTTAAAAATGCGCAAGGTTTCGAGTTTAACATTCAAAATTCAAATGTTATCGACAGACTAACAAAAGCCGCACAAGAAGAATTAAAAATTTTATTGAACGAAGCAGAGAACGAAGTTTTAACCTTTGAAATCTAAATCAAAAAACAAAATCCCTACTGGTCGAGGGTAGGGATTTTTTTTCACTTAATTATTACACGCCATGAACACACAGACGAATAACAGCCGTAAAAATAATGCTTTTAAGTTAAGCAACCAAGTTAAAAATTTACTTCACGAAAAAGGACTTTCTTTCCTTTTTACTTACCAGGATTACAAGTATTTTAAAAGTCAAGTTAATAGCACTTTTAACAAAGCGCAAGAGATTGCAAATTTATTTATCCAATACCACGAACCAACCGAAACAGATTTTTCAGAGTATGTTTTTTAAAAGTAGAACCGCAAAAATATCTTATCTACTAGCGAAGGCACAATTTAAAAGAAGTTTAAAACCAAAAATAACCGTTTCGGGCGATTGGCTCGAAATGGCTGGTTTTAAAATTGGCGCAGAAGTAGAAATTCAAGTTTATAAAAATAAATTAATCATTCAACCCTTACAAGATGGAAACACAAACAACAGAGCATAAAGAATTGACAAAAAGAGAAGAACTCCGAGAACTCTCAAAAATCGCAAAAATGTTTCAAAATACAAGTTGTGCAGAAATGACAATAAATGAAATTTTGATTGAGCATTTTTATAAAAGTGAGGAACACAAAGAATTTAAAACCTTGCACGATTGGAACAAAGAAGGCTTCAAGGTTAACAAAGGAGAAAAAGCATTTTTAATTTGGGGAAAACCAAAGAAAAACCAAAAGAACGAAAACCCAGACAAGCAAGAACCCGAAGACGAAACCGAATTTTACCCAATTTGTTTTTTATTCAGTAACGCACAAGTAACAAAAAAATGATTTTAGAAATTAGTGAGAATAGGGAGTTAAAAGAGTTTAACTCCCTATTCAATAAATTAGCTTATAGATATGAGCCAAGCACATTATTTGATGATTTTCTAACGATTTATATTTGCTGTTTTGGCTTTGGAACAAATGAAGATTTATATTTTGAAACTATCAAAAGATATAAAAAAGATGAACTTTTAATATTCGCCAAATTAATGGGCGAATTACTTCAAATTTATTCCAAAGCCAAAACAGAAAATTGCTGGGTTGACCCTTTAGGCAATTTTTATGAATTTTTAGCTAGTAAGTCTAAAAAGTCAGCATTAGGACAATTTTTTACACCGCCACATCTTTGCGATATGATGGCGAAAATGATTGATAACGGAGAATGGGGACAAACTATAAATGAACCGTGTTCCGGAAGTGGTCGAATGGTTTTAGCTTTTGACAATTCTACAAAAGGTAATTACTACGTTTGTCAAGACCTTGACCCAATATGTGCAAAAATGACCGCTATTAATTTAGCAATGCACGAAATAAAATGCGAGGTTCATTGTATGGATGCAATACAAATGAACAATTTGAGATTTTCATTTTACATTAATTATCATTTTTGGAAAGTTAAAACCCCACATATAATAATGAAAATGCCTTCCGATTGAGAAGGCATTTTTTATAAAATTATTTTTCGCCCTTCGGGCGATGTCAACTCTATTTTTTTAATTTTAAGTTTGAATCATTTATATTAGTTATATATGAAATGAATTTTATTCCTACTGAAGATAATTTAACTTTTGATTCAACAACATTAAATATGGAATATTTAATAGCAAAATCATAAAACAATGAAGAAAAATTATTATTATAAACTATTTTACCTTCTGACAATCTTAAAATATTATTAAAGTCGGTGTTGTTCATATATTGCATCAATATCTTAAACTTTTCATTAATTGTCAAATTTTTAGTATTTAATTCTTCATCTTTTTTAAGAAAAAATTGTTTTCTTATTTTATCAAACACTTCTTTTTGTTCAATATTTTCTATTTCAATATTATCTTCATATAATTGAAAGATAAAATTAATATCTTGTTTATATATTTCTTCTAATCTGTTTTTCTCATTTTTAATTATTTCGATTTCAGCTGATTTCGATTCTAAAGCTTCTTTGAATGTTTCCAAAGAGCCATCTAATATTTTACTGTTTTCTAGTAAATTTAATAATTCGTTTCTTTGTTGTTCTAGTCTTGACTCATTACTATTTATTGTTTCATTTAATGTTACATTTTTAGATTTTAAAATTTGATTTTCATTACTTATTTTCTCTATTATTTCATTTTTAGAAATCAAATCTGATTTTATTGCAATTTGGTTTTTATCTATAGTTTTTATTATGAATTTTATTATAATTTTATAATAAAAATCAACAATAAATTTACTAATTGCCAGAAGAATAAATGTAATTATTAAAATTAAAAATGTAGATAAAATATTAAGTAAGAAATTTTTTAAAGTAATATTTTTGCTAAGATATTCTTCAATTATGAAAATCTTATCATACATATTACAATCTTTCTCAAAATTAAATATTATTACAAATAACTTCCAGTTTTTCAATATTGTTAATGATAAGAAAGTAAACAAAAACGGATTTTTAAATCTGTCTTTTAATGTAGATGCAAATGAATTTGTAATATCATCCATAAATAATATAATTTTCCCAAATATAATAAATTATATAATACTAGGGTCACTGCCTGAATAGGCTGAATGCGTATTAACCTGATTAACAAAATTTCTTCTGTAAATTAAATATTTGAAAGCATCTGAAAAGTTTGTAGAAAACATCGGGCGAGAAGCTAACGGAAGTTTCTCGGATGATTTATCCTTATGAATAGTTCTACTTCCTTTGTTATCTGTTTTTACAATGATTTTAGTTAGTTCTAAGGACGATTTCAAGCATTTACACAGAAACTTGTCAATTCTTACTTTTGGAAGCGTAGCAACGCCCTCAGATAGTAATTTGTTAGCAAATTGATATTCTTCTTCCTGCAAAATTGTTGATTGATTCAATGACATCAAATTAACAATCCATCCAGTACTAACTCCGTTTTCGTACTCAATGGCTTTTTTCACAGCGGAAGCCCAATCGCGTTTTGTTTTAGAATTCTGATTTCCCGAACGATCATAATACAAATCCAAAACTTTAACTTTATGATGCTTGAAGAAGTTTCTGAATTTCTTTCCAAGTTCCAATTCGTTTTCAGGCGCCAAAGTATAAAACTCTTTCAAGCAATATAAGTAACTCCCACGAGGTTGCGCTACAACCATAGAACACATATCTCCAAAATCTACTCCAGCTTCTAATCTTTGTTCGTGGTTGATATGACGCAACGCCAAAGAACTTTCTTCAATAGTGTCTAAAATTGAAAATCTATCGTAGTAAGTATTGTTTACTCCATCTTCATAATAATGATGTTCACCTAATGCTCCGTAGAATTTTTCACCTTGAGAAATGGCAATTCTGAAAGATAAAATTGCTGACTTAAATTCTTCTGGTCCTAAAGCTTTTAAATTGTTAGTGAAAAATCCATCAGTTAAAATATCCACATTTACAAAAGAAGAAATTGCATAAAAGAATACAGAACCTTTACGGACTCTTGTCCATTCGTAAGTCCAACGTTGCATATGTTTTTTCAAACGCGCAACTTCCGACTTATTTCCTATTTGAACATTAGCCATAATTTCCTGCTTGATTTCATTAAGCACAAGTGCACAATGTAATGCAAGTTCAATTTGTTCCTGGTTCATTTCCTTTTCCATGTTCAAAATCCAATCATCATCGCCAAGAATAATATTTGGCATATCTGTGGTAAAGGTATTTCCCATGTAATAAACAGAATGACCAAAGGCAGCATATTCACCACGTAGAGCAGGAGTAGAGCGGTCTAATTTCTTCTTTTTAAGCAAACGAGCTTCATCACCATATCGATGTTGATAAGAAGCACCCGCAAGTCCAGAAGGTTGATCTAGTGAACCCAACACAAAGAAAGTTCCATTGTATAATGAAATCGTATGTTTGTAGCTCAATGGCGGTTTATATGGCATTTGGAAATGCTTTCCGTAATTTGGACGCTTATCTGTAACAAAGTGAATTCCTTCTTTCCATCCTTTACGTTGCCAACCTTCAATAAGTGCCGGAACCACGTTTGTCATCGCATTCATATACGTGTCAGATACAAACATTTGATAGCTTCTAGGCATATCGTGAATAATATGCATAGAACGTTCTGCAATAATATCAGAAGTTTTAGCAGTAGCTCTACCTGCTACCATATATAAATCTTGTGGAGCAATTAAGTCCACAAGCATTTTAGCTTTAGATGCAAAACGTGCTTCTACATTATCATCATCAACTCTTACGCGGGTCCTTCTCGACATCTGGGAAAACTTCAAATTGAACAATATCTGCTTCTTGATATATACGCAGCTTTTCTTTTTCTGATAAATCAGGAATCTTAGAATCAATCATTTCTTTCAAACGATTACGATCTACTTTTGGCAATCCTAATTCTTCAGCTTTTGTGGAGTAAACCACAAAAGGTTTACGGAATAATTCGTCTGGAAGCTCTTCTTTGTCTTCTTCAAATACACCACGTATTTCTGCAGCAACTTTTGCCATGTCAACAATACGCTTGCTATCTTGACCATCTTTTTTAATTTGCCTTGCAAAATTTATTTCCTGATCAATAATGTTAGCATAAAAATTTCCCCATGCTTTTTTTGAAACTTCAGCATCACTAAAAAAATACTCTATAGCTTCGCTATAAATTTTTGATGCTTTGTAATAGGACAGTTTTTGTCCAAATAGTTTTTCAATGAGAACAATGTGTTTAACAACAGCGTTTTTGCTTCCGAACTTATCAATACGACGAATCATTCCATCTACTCTAGTAAGTAGTTCCAAGTACTCTACAATATGCTCTGGAGCATTATCGGGATTACCTGTTTGAATGAAGTCGTAGATATCGTCTAATGTTACTTCGTTAATTAGCATCTTCTCTTAATATTTTATCACGAATATTAGCAACTTCACGCTCCTTTATTTCTTTTAGAAATATTTGAGCTGCGGTAATATTTCCGCTTTCTGCTAATTCTCGCTGTTTGTTTATTACTTGAAAGTCGGCCAATAGTTTACCTGCGTCGTAAGCTTCACGAACAACAGAACGTTTATCCAGCCATTCTTTAAGAAAATCTTTATGATTATAACCTAATGCCTTTGCAATACTACTTGTAGTAAAACAACAAGCCGCCATATCCATAATGGTTTTTTCTTCTTCTTCTGTTAGAAAATCTAATTCTTTAGCCATACTAATCCTTTTCTTTTTTAGCCAGTATCAAAAACATAAATGCTACGATTAGACATATAAATAAGGAAAATATAAGATATGTTTTTTCTTTTAAGTCATGGGTAAATTCACTTTTTATACCTAAAATAAAAAATAAGGCAAAATAGACAATCCCAATAATTGAAAGAATCTGTTTAATTTTCATGTCAATACTTCTTTAAATTAGTAGTGGTAAAAAGTTGTAATCTAAAATCATACAACCCTTTACTATTTGCTAGAACATATTGTTCATAGTGAGCGTTTTCACTCCAGTTCCCAGAACCTTCAATCACAAAATGTTCATGGTGCGTTTTTATGCAAGTCACTTTTGCGTGGGACCAAGCATACAAAACTTTTAAATTTGGACGAGTAGTTTGCATTGCCATCAGATTATCAATGGTAACCGGATTCCGTTTAATCATTGAATCTGATATTAGCAAAGTAACTTGTTCAATCATACCCTTATCATGCAGTTCGATTAATGCTTCAATTGTCCTTCTTGAAATGCTATATGTTGTAGCGTATAATTCTTTTATTGGATGATGTTTCGCAATAAAAGGAATAAATGTGAAGGCATTGAAAGCTTTATCGGTTTGCAGAAAAAAGAATTCTTCGGGAGTAGGAAGACGAATTAAGTCGTCTTCCAAATTGGCAATTTTTTCAAAGTGTTTAACAACTAACTTTGATTTCCAAACTCCCGAAGATTCAACCTCCTTTCCTTTAGATTGAACTTCCTTTAATCTTTGCAGAAATAAGCTCATTAATTAATTCCTAGTTTGTTTTTTACTAAGGTTAATTTCAATTCTCTATCTGCTGCTTTCTTTTTAATATCAGCAATTTTTTCCGCATCATCTTTAAATTTTTCTAAATCTTTTGGAACTCTAGAAAAGAAAGTTTTTGAAGATTGAACAAACTTGTGTAATTCGTCATTACTCATGGCTTCAACTTCTTTTTTGATACGGAATTCAATTAATGATGGGTGAGCCGCTAAAACTTCTTTATTATCAGCATAATGCTTTAATTCTAAATCTAATGATTGATTGTCTTCGTATTCCGCTGTAGCTTCAGCAGTAAGCTTTGTTAAAGCTTGTTCACCATCTTTTTCTACATCAAAATTTTGAATCATTGCATGTAGTTCCTGGTAACGTTTCCACGCTCCAATTTTTTTACCTACTACAATCAATAATTCTTCTGGACAATCTTTATCGTTTAAGAATGGATATTCTTCGCGAATGGATTTAGCTTCGTCTACTTTTTCCGATGAATCTAAATTTGGATGCAAATTTTTATCATCAGCAAAAGTGTAATTTTCGGCTTCAAATTCTTGCTTTGCTTCTATTAAAATAATAGTTAATTCTTCTTTTTCTTCTTCCTGAGAAAACTGAATTAATTCATCAATTGTCGATTTAGTGCCTTCACAACCATTAGACATCCATTCTTTTAATTGATCTTTTGACATTTGGGTAATAAACCATTCAATTTTACTAAACTCTCCAATAGCAGTAGTTTCTTTTTTATAATTCTTAACTTCTATATCAGAGATTTGATGAAGTTGTTTTAAATCGTAAAGAAGGTTTTGCAAACCATCTTCTGTGAAACCTGCCATATTTAATCTACGCTCTACGCCTAAATTCTTATGCGGTGATTTTCGATACAACTCAAAAGCTTTATTGAATTGTTCGGTTTTGCTTTTTGGCAAATCGGCCAATAAAGCAATAACTAATGTTCTTAATACAATTTTTGTCATGATTCAAATTATTTTATTTGTAATTACAGAACTCAAAGATTGTAATTACATTTTTTTAATGTTGTGACATGAAACAAAAAGCCTTGCATATAGCAAGGCTTTTCAAATCAACACAACTATGAAAAAAACTATCCTCTGGATTTTTCAATTAAATAAATGGTTCCATCATCGTTGAATACTTCTAAATGAATAGTTGCATCACGCAATGCTACCCATTCAGCACCACTTACTAATAAAACAGTAGCAGAACCAGCAACACCACTATTTAAAGTAGCAGGAGCAGCACCACCATCACCAATTAATGTTAGCATAGCTCCATGAGGTAAAGTAACAGAACCAAATCCAATTGCATCAGTTACCGCTAAAGCAGGTAATAAATAATGACTACCATTAGCAGTTGTAGCCGCTACAGCAGTAGCATCAGCAACAGCAAAAGGATCTGCAAAAACTGCAGCACCTTCATAATGCTTAGGAACTAAAGCCGTTTTAGCAAAACTTTCGAAGTTTAATGTATGGTAACGACCATCATTGTTATCAACTTTTGCAGGTTTAACTTGTAATGGAGCACATGGTGTTCCCATTACTTCATAGAAAACATCTTGACACGCTTTGTGTAAAACAATTACATTTCTACCTAACCAGTTTTGAACAAACTCTTTAATCTCTAAGTTATTACCCGGATGCTGAATCATGAACTTTTGATTGATAGAGATTGAATCTTCATCACCATCACTTTCATAAGGTGCATCAGTTTTAGATTTTGTTCCATACATTTTGATCATTGAAGCTCCTGGCTTCAACACAAACTGACCGACTAATTTAACTCCGTTTTGGTCAGACAAAGGAAATACTTGGATGTCTTCTACATCAACAATTATAGTTTCGCTTTTTGGAGCAGCCGAGCCGGGAGAAATCCCAGCTGGCTTTAATAAATTTACTTTATTGTACATAACACAATTATTATAAGTTATCTATTTGATTAGGCTACTACGCGCTTAGTTTCTGTCCAAACACCATCAATTAATGTTAATTGGATGTAATGTGTTGAAGCTCCTAATGTAGCTGCACTTGCAACAGAAATATTACCTACGCTTGAAAGCGTTACATCTACAGAAGCAGTATCAGTTCCGTAAATAGAAATTGTTTTTCCTTGAACACCGTTTACAATTTCTGTGATTGCAGTAGTTGCATCACCATTGAATTTGAATACTGAACCTTCGTTAGCATCAATTACACCAGTATCAAATGTTACATTTTCAACAGGAGCAGTTTCAGGTGTTGTAGTTCTTGAAATTTCAAAAGGAACACCACCATCAGCAGGAACGAATAAAGTTAACGTTCCGCCTGATTTTAAATCAAATGCTGCGTTTCCAACTAATTTTAATTTAGAAGCGTTATGAACCACATTCAAAGAAGCAACTAAAGATTCATTTCCTTTGATTTTAATTACTTTACCAGCGTAGTCCGCTTTGTTTGAAATTTCAGTAATAGTAGATGTTCTATCTTTTGTAACGTAAACATTCGGATGAGCTAATTTCAAAGTAGTGCTTCCATTTTCGTGAACTGGAACAAAAGTATCAGCACCGAATACAGGAACTGTATTTGACCATACTGTTTGTACTTTGAATTCATCAGGGTCTCCAGCATCAACCACATTTCCGATATGTTTTAATCTGATTCCTAATTTGTAATCAGCCATAACGTAAATCATTCGTTTTAACATCTCGAATTTGTACATTGATTTTTCAGCAGGAACATTTTCTAAGATTTCAATATTATCATCAAAAGTAGCAAACATAAAGTCTGTACCTGATAAATCCACCATTCTCTCAAACTTTATGTTTGGATAATCTTTTGGATTCGTTGGATATCCTGAATAATCATTGTTTGTACCATAAATAGTTTCGTATCTTCTTTTGTAGGCACGCAACCATTCGTCAGATAAATAGAAAACAACTCCTGAAGCTTCTCTAATTTCATGTGGCAAACGCTTAATGAAATTATCAATATAATCTACAATATTTGTAGTTGTTGGTAATCCTAAATCAAAAGCACGGTATTTTCTATCGTAATCTCTAGCTTGTTGTAATAAGTACAATAAACCATTTTGTCTGTTGATAAATCTACCTCCTTCAGTTGCATTATCTGGAGTAGCTACATAGATACCTTTGATAGTTGCAATACGATCTTCAACTCTAGCTTTTTTGTCTAATTCAGAAACTAAATATTTCACAAAAGACATTTTGTAAGGTTGTGAACCTTCTTTATTCATCATGTTTAACCATGAAGCTTCTATTTTTTGTAAGTAGTAACCAACAAATTCGATATCAATTTGGATTGGGAAAATTTTTCCTTCTTCCGGTTGAATCATTTGTTTGTTTTTTGGTAACCATGGTAATTTACGAGATTGCGAAATTTCCGCAGTTACGATAGAAGCATCAGCCACTCTGTCGTCAACTTTTGTACGCTTAGGCCAGAAAGCAGGTAAACCAAAATTATCACGCTGTAAAGAAACAATTGTGTCTGGATTTTCACGGAAATATAAATCCATGTCATCATTCAACTTTTGGATTGTTGGTTGTGATGTAAAGTCGGTAGCTCCTAAACTTCTGTTTAAAGCACGCTTGTTCCAGTTACGACCATCAAAAGCATCATAATCTTTGTTTGATGCAAAAAGGTGAGAAGCTGAATGTTTGATAGCAGATGCCCCATTTTTATTAATTGCTTCAGCTACATCTCCAACAGACTCGTTCATTAATTTTTTAATTAACTGATCATGTTCTGTCATCTTAGCTTTTAATGCTTTTAATGCTTCAGTGGCTTCAATACCACTACCATTTCCTTGTGTTAATTTTGCTTCCTCTTCTTCTGTAAGATTAGCTTCTTTTAACATTGCAGCAACTTCATCTTGGATAGATTTTAGTTCCAAATTTCCATCGTGCATTTCTTTCAACTCTTTGTTGAAAGCTGTTTTAATGTTAGCCACAAAATCGTCTCCGAATTGCGCTTTTAATTTTCCTAATTGGTCATCAGAAAAATCAACCTCTGTTTTAGCAGCATTTAGCGGAATTTCGGCTAATCCTAGAAAAGCCATCATCGCTATAGCCGTTTTTTTCAATTTCTCGAAAGGCATAATAAATAAAATTTAGTTAATAATTAATTTATAGTGATTTCATTTCACTCAACATTTGAACCATATCAATGGCTTTTTGTAAAGAACCTACGCCATCAGCGAAGCCAATTTCAAGAGCTTCATCTGTGAAAAAGGTTTTACCTGTAAGTACTCCTGGTACTTCTTTTTTCAAATTAGGTCTAAACAACATCACATCGTTTTGGAATTTACGAGCCAAAGGATTCAACATTTCTTCCTTAATTTTTTCGTATTTTCCTTCTAATGCTAATTTGAAAGCAAGGTTTTTGTCGGATGATTCATCCGCGTAGATTTCGTGTAATTCAAAACCTTTTTCGCTTAGGTATTTTCTATTGTCAGCAAATGAAATTACCACGCCAATAGACCCAATTGTAGCAGATATGTCATTTTCAGCCATTACATAATCTGGACGAGTTCCATACATAGAATACAAGTGAGCAGAGCAACATCCATCGTATAATGCTACTAATGGTTTTTTGCGCATTTTTCCGAATTCTAAAAATGGTGCAATTGCAGAAACACTTCCACCAGGACCATCAGAATACAAAACAGTTCCTATTACGTTTGGATTTCTTTCTGCTGCATAAAGAGCCGAAACAATTTCGTCTGAACCATACGTACACCAATCTCCATATTTGATTAATGCTCCAATCATGTTCACAATTGCCACAGTACCTTTTGGTGTGTTTATAGCTCCGTTTTCGTCTGGTCTTAATGTAGTTCCGTTATAAACGAAACGAATTAATCCATTAGCCTCAACCGTAGGCATTTTATCGGAAAAACTTCCGTTTAAAATTTGATGTGCAATTGAACCCCAAAAGTTCAAACTTTCAATAGACATTGCCCATTGACCTTTTGCGATTTCGTTTAAAAGTGGATTTACTTTCATAACCTAATTTTTATCAAAGTTTGATTTATTTCCTCGTAAACTTTGTGACATAGTTTGTCAGTTTGATTATCCACTTAAACCTTTTGTTTAAATAGAAAAATGGAATGAGCAATAATAATAACCACCACCAGGAGAAAGTTGTTTTCTTATGAACTACAACTTTCTTCGAATTGCTATTAAAAGAAGCCGAATGTTGATATTCTTTTTTATTGGTGGTATTTGTTTTGTCTTTTTTAGATTCCAAATGGACGCCTGATTTCTTTTGTTCTGATGTTTTGTTTCCTCTTTGAAACTTACCGGAACCAATGAAAGTGGTTTTTTTCTTTTCTCCAGTAGTAAGGTTTTCTTCTATTACTGTTAAACTATCTCCTTTTTCACCTTCATATGTAACTGAATTTTCAGAAGAAGTGTTTTCGGATTTAACTTGATTTTCTGTTTTAGTTTCATTTGTAGATTCATACTTAGTTTCCTCTTTGATATCTGATTTTACTTCTACTTTAATTTCCTCTTTTTCTTTCTGCTTGTTTTTGGAAACGGCACAGCTAGTAAATAAATTAAAAAAAGCTACTACTATTATCCAATAAAGAATAGATTGAATTGACAATTTTAACATCGGATTTGTTTTCATATTATCTGTTTTTTGGAAGTTTTAATTTTGAATAATTTGGAGCTTTAACATTCGATAAAAAGAATGGCTTATATTCTTCGTAAGCATCAAAACAAGGACATTCTTTAATTCTTTCCCATGATTCAATTGCTCCGTTCTTATTTTTATCATCTGAAAAATGATAGTGCCCAAGAATCATTACATTTTGCAAATCATTTCCGTTATCTTTTAGCCATTGAATAGCTAACATAATTTGTTTTAAAATAGCATCTTTCTGCGCCTGTGTTCGGGTATCTTTACCTTTCCAAATAGGTTTCTCTTTTGTTCCTAAATTTTCAATACCACCACGATATGAAATATGGATACATTCTTCATTAAATCCAGCAACCCCATTTGTTGGTAAATTAAAATTTTGAAGTTGATGTACGGTTCCATCAAAGTCAACCCAACGATGATAACCTGGTGATTTCCATCCTAACCCTTTAGGTTTTGGAGAATACCAAAATTTTTCCATTGCTTCTCGTGTTCCTGTGCCTGCTTGACAATGAATCACGATGTACTTTACTTTTTTAGCTCTACTCATTTTCTGCATTTTTAGTTCCATCAAATTCAAACCACTTATTGTATTTTCTCAATACAACTCCTAATAATCCTTTAGCTTCTGAATAACCTAACACTGCTAAATTTTCAAGCCATGATATTACTAGCTGGAAAATAATTCCCGCGAACACTACATAGTAAAGCCACTGAAATGGATTTACTTCAAAACCTAAAAGTTCAGGTGTTTTAATTCTTGAGGAAAATGAGTTTAGTACAAAAAGTAGGGTAGTGTATGTGAAAAGTTTAAAAAGCATTCTTCCAAAAGGTCGGCTTCTAAAACGATTATTTTTTACTTTAATTGAAGCTTTAATTCCAGTTTGTGTTTCTGCAATTATTAAAAAAGAAAATGCGATGTAAACAACTATATCGACTCCTATACTTTGTTCAAAATAATATCGGATAGTTCCAGACATTGATGTAATAAAAAAAACTAACTCTATTTTTTTGAAGTATAGAATTTTAAAACAGGAGTGTAAAAAATCATTATAGTTTTCAAAACCGAATCCTTTGAGGAAATAATTAAGATGCTTCATTTTAATATATTTCCTACGAAAGTAAAGACGTTATTTCTCTTTTATTGTGACATAGTTTTGAAGTTCAAAACCCTTGTAGAACTTTGATTTTGCATTCTTGCTAGCCTTTTGTTTTTATCTTTTTCCCTGTAGAAAAGTCTTCTCAGGTTTTCATTTGAAAAACCAACTTCAAGTAATTCATATTTATCTATAAATCTATCAATTGCTTTTGTAATGTTCGCTTCTTTGTCATGTTCTAAGCAACCATCAACATAGTACATAAATGATATTCTAAATATATCTTCCAAAAGGTTATTGATATTTTTTACATTAGATTCAGGAAGTAATAATTCTTCGTAAAGTTTTTTTACTTCAATATACAATTGACCTTGAAATTCTAGGTTTCTTTTTTTTTCAATACTCAAGAAAATAAGAAATTGATCATTTCTTCCAATCTTTACATGATTAACTAATTGAGAATATAATATTTTACCTAATGATGAAAAAGGATAAATTTTAATTGATTTCGATTTAACACTCATGTAGCTGGCTTCTTTACCTTCCAATTCTTTGAAAAGAAAAGAAACTAAATGAGGTCTAATATTTACCGGAATCAATTCTGTCATTATAATTTATCTTTTATTTAATAATCAACTAATTTGTATAAATCACTCGGTTTTTTTGAAACATAAGTAAACATTATGCGATGACGAATGATGTTTAAAAATGTGAATCTTGTTAGGAACCAACGCCACTTAATTAAATTCAAATTATAATCAAGTGTAATCATGACATCTAACATTTCTCGGTCTACTTGATATGATACATATCCCATTGCGTTTCGCCAATCGTGAAGGAAAGCAGCAACTTCAAATAAAGATGATGAACGCTCTTTTACAAATGTTGCACCATCATATGAAAATTTGCCAGCTTCAAAATCTGCAATAGCTTTCCAAAGTATTTTTCTAATTGGAGAATTCCAACGATATGGATGAAGCTCACTTAGCATGAATTGCTTTCCTTCTTCCCATTCTTCTGGAGATACTTGATATATAAAACGATTAAGCCTTGATTTTTTCATATCAGAAAATGTTTCCGTTAATAAATATTTCATCAACTTGTGATTCAGAAATATTAAAAGCCTGTGCTACAATTCCAATAAAAGGATGTGAACGCTCAAATTTAGTTGCACGCTTAACCGAAATTAAAGCCTCTATCTTTTCTTTATTTGATAAAATTCCTAATTGATGCAACTCAATGATTTTATCAACTATATCTTGTTCAGTAATTCCCATTAACTCTAATTGAACAAAAAAAGGAATTACGCTAATTGTGTCAGGAATTATCGGCTTGTTAGCATCGGATATTTCCTCTAGTGTTTTATAAATTATTTCAAAATTAACTCCTTGCGGTTCTTCTGCAAACTCTGTATAACCGCCATTATCGTTATAAACTCTATAAACTATCATAATTAAAATTCATTTAAAAAGTTAGGTTTTTCACGTCCAATTCCCATATAGTCAATAGTCATAATTTGGTGATTCGCTCCCGCTGTTGTTATAGTAGCTGTTAATCCACATCCAAATCTTCGACCATTTACAGGTACATTAGTAGTATGTGTAACATCAAGTACGACTACGCCAAAATAATCTATTAGCTTACATCTAACTTCATAATTATCTATATACTCAATTAATACTTTGTAATCATCTCCTGGACTTGAAATACCATTACTGCTTAATGTTACTGATGCACTTGAACTCTCTACATTGAGGTCTCTTGCTTTAAACGATGCTTCGCTACCTAATATTTCTAAATAAACTCCATTTGCTTGAGCAGTAGATGTCGTAGAAGAATGAAAGCCAATACGAATTTGTCTATCTCTTGCATCAGAATTTGACATTAATTTAAAAATCCCAAAGAATGTTAGTCCTTTTCTTGATCGTAGTCCTGTATAAATCGGATTAGATGTATCAGTAAATCGATACCCACCATTCGCAGTCGTTCCTGACATTAGTATATGACAACCTGTATAATCACTTCCACTATCTGAAAATGTACCATTTGTCCGACTTCCTCCTGATATAGCAGCACCTATAAATGGAGGTTGAAGTAAATTATCATAATAAAAATCAGAAAAACTCCACGTTGATTGATTGAATGTTTGCCTAAAACTACTCTTTGGAATCATTTCTTGATTTCCTGAAGCATCAGTAGTGTAAACGCTGTCAGGTGTAGTGGATTTGTCGAGTTTGGTGTTATCCCAATTCTTAAATAAAAGCTCGCTATAAGAATTACCATATTTCAAACAAACTTTACCAGCTGGAGGTATAATTAAATCGGTTTCATCTAAAAAGAAAAACTTAGAATTAGCGGTTCCTGCTCCATCATGCAATAAAGTAATTGGTGTTGTTCCTGTATTTTCAACAAATAAATCTTTTCCATCATAAGGAACTTCAGCACTTGGATTTCCAGAAATTAAAGACAGACCAAAACCATCTATTGAAATCAACCCAGGATTAGAAAAAGCATAACGACTATTACCTTCAGGGCGTAATTGAATGACTGCGTTTGTTCCTGATAGATAAGGATCACCATAGCCTAATGATTCCGATTTCTTTTTATAAACATTGCCTACGATTGGTTCTGCTGGAGTTCCTACAGTTCCATCGGTAACTAAAAAGAACGTTACTGGAAGAAGATTGTTTTCTATTGTTGGTGCTGATGGATTAGTATCTGATTCAGGACCATAGACTAATTCAAATCCATTTTCTTGATTAGCACATAAATAACAAAGCTTTTGTTTTCCTTCAGTTGATAGTGTTATTGGAATTGTTATTTCGGAATTGTTTGTATATAAGACACTTAATATTAACCACTTCCATAATTCGTTTATGATTATATCTGTGCCGACTATTTCTAATCCTGTATTTTCTACAATACGAGTATCAGCAGTTCTAGCATGAAGCTCGTTTAGAGCATCACGCAATTTATTAATTAATTCTGCATCCACATAAGTATGTTCTCCAAATTGTTGCATGATTGCAAGAAGTTCGGCTGAGTTTACTTTATCTGTAAATTGAATGGGTAAATTACTCATGTCTATAATTGAATTGGTAAGAAACTAGGTAAACCAAACGATGTCAATACACCATATCCGGCAGGAAACATTGATATCGTTTGTACTTCAACTTCAGTTGAAGATTGATTTGATTTGAAAACACATTTTGGCTTTGCATTTTGGTAAAAATCATTTCTGCCAATAATGATATTTTTACCATTATTTAAATTGATTTTGAAATACTTAGCCTTTTTAATTAAAGCAATTCTTTCAGAACGGTTTTCGTCATGGTTAGGAAAACGGAATTCAAGTTTTTGCTTGAAAGGATTTCCTGCATTATTTTCTTCTGATTGTTCAGCAAAGGAAACGGAACCTAAACCAACATATGTTTTTTGAAAATCATAGTTATCAAATAATGAATTGAAGAATGGTTGCCAATTATCTATAGCCGATGGATATGCATTTGCTACAAATGAAACTTCTACACCGCAGATATAAACTGGTAATCCTTTTACTTTTGCTAACTGACTCATTATGAATAAATAAAAATGTTTTCCTTTTTGTTCAAAGTTAAACAAAAAAAGTTTTCCTAAAAAGGAAAACTTTTGAATTTGACAAATTTTTTTTACAATTATTCTTTCAATTGATCTACTGGAGTAAGTGAAGCTGCAATAATCATAAATTGACAATTGGTTCCGTGGATATGAATTTTGTTTTCATGTTCATAAAAACGAATTTCAATAGGTGAGCATCTGTAGTATTCAGCATTTAACGTTTTAACCTTGTCATCAATTTTTTGCTTTAATGCGGTGATTTCGTATGACGTAACAATCTTAGCATTCAATGCTTTTAAAAAATATTCAAATTCTTCATGAAGTCGGTTTTTGGCTCTTGTAGAATATGCATAATACAAGAAGTAGTGTGTGATTTTCATTTTTTCATTTTTTTAATTTGACTTTGTTTTAATTTAATTCTTTCGGCTAATGAATTCATAAAAGCTAGATGTTTCATTTGATTTGAATGAACACTTTTTTTAGAATAGTGATGAATCATATCTTCAAGGTTTTTTATGTCATGTTCTAAAAGTTCTATCTTTTGTTTATCTGTACATTTTTCAATATAATTTTCACTAACAATGTCTGGTTGAAATTTTGGATTTTCCATACTTAAAAATTTTCTGGTTTTTCAATTCGTTCAAACTCGATAACCCAAACCCATGGATTTGATTTCCATGAAGATTCTCCATTTATTTTTTTCCATAAAAGTTCAAAACCATATAAGGCAGTCATCCAGTCAGTATCTTTTTCGTATTGCATACATCCTTCAAAGATGGCATCCATTTCAGTAATATCTTGTAAGCGTTCTACTCTTACATTATTAATTTTTAAAAATAACCTACAAGCTTTTTTTGGCATATGGATGGATGGTTTCCATTTCATTGATTGATGCTCTGGATTTGCTTTATACAAATAGTACATTGGTTTTTCTTCATAACCAACTGGAGCAAAGCTTTCACGGACCCAAAGAATATCTCCTACGTCGTAAGGTTTTTTTAATTCTTTAATTTCAAAATCTTTGCCATGTGCCCAAATTGAGTCAAGATATTCTATTTCCCAATTATCAGGATTTGTATTGATATAATTTAATCCTTTAGTTCTACGAGTTTGTGTTTTACGACCTGCTAAAATAGCCTGTACCATTTCGGTACTAAATAAAATAGGTTTTGTGTTCATATGTAATTAATTAAGTGTTATGCGGTCTTTTTATTTTCTATAAGTTCAAATGTTTGATGATTACATGGGATGTATAAATTTCCTTGCTGTAATCCTTGATTAATTCTTTCAGGTGTAAAATGATTCGTGTAAAATGGACCTTGTACGCCTTTCATAGTATCTACATAGAAAAGTATGTTATCCATCATGTTAACTTTTGACAAAAAGAAATCATCGTTTTCGGCCTGTTGAAGAATAAGCTTGAAAACAAAGTTGCTTTTTTCTTGAACCGGACGCAGTACGTATAATAATCCTAAGACAAAAGCAGTTTTAATTTCTTTTTTATAGTAGGAATCATTTCCATCACCTTCGTAAATTTTGGTGTAACCATACATTTCTTTAGATACTGGATGTTTAACAAATAAAATTTTGTTTTCAACGCAATCTCCATTTTTTCTAAAACAATCTTCAAACGAAGCTTGTTCTAATGCTGCACGAATCATTATTTTTTTCATAATTCTAATTTTTCAATTCTTCGAAAAGCTAATTGTGATTGATTTCCAATAAAATTACTTAGTCCAAAATTGAATGTATATTCAACATCATTCTGAATTAAGTAAACAAAACAGTTACATGCTTGTTCTAATTCATCCCAAGATTTCACATTAGAAAATATTTTCGAAATTTCATTTTTTGAATACATGGTAAAAAAAATTTAATTTTTTCATCTTATTAGTTTAGTTTTCTATTTTCACTTTCTCAACCTCTCAACACTTGATTATCAAGTGTTTACACTGTTTTATGTTGAGATTGTTACAGAAACAAAAAAGACTTTCTCAACATTCTGTAACATTCTCAACACTTTCTCAACCTTAATTTATTGATTTTAAGTACTTTATTATGTTGAGAAAGTTGAGAGTTAGTTTTTACACCTCACAACTCTTTTTTAATAGTTTTTCTTTTTGGGGGTGTAAGGGGGTCAGCCAGAAATTTTTTGTTCAATTCCGAAAATGTCGTCATCTGATGGCGGTGGATTGAACAAAGTACCTTCATTCATTTGAAAGCTCACACTCATTATAATGTCGTCTTTCAAAATGTCATTCATATTATTCATATCAATTACAATTGCCGATGAACGTACTGCTGCTCTTCCAGTATCAAAACTATAGGATGAAACTTTTTCCTTTATTAAACCAGCACTTTCCACTTGTTCCATTAATGTTGATTTTGTTGGTGGAGCTTCGTGATACATTTGCCACCATTGTTTGTTTATTATTCCGTACATTCGTGACCATTGCAGGTATAATAAATTACTCTCAATATTAACTTCACGATGTACAGTAATTCTGTTATCCATAGAACCACGTAAACAAGCAATGAAAACATCCCAGAATTTATTTAACATAGATCCGCTGTTAATTCTACGTAACTGATTATTTACTCCTTCTCTAAAATGCTGAATCATATCATGCTGGGTGAAAGGGAACTGAACAATCTGTTTATCGCGTAGAATTTGATAAAACGATGCTAATATTGACATGTTAGCAATCATACGTTCTTTAGCTTCAGGAAAAGTTTCTTTTAAAATTTGTTTCCAATTACGCTGAACTTTATCCAGGTCTTCAACAATAGCTTTTCTGTGTCGTAAAATTTCGTGAGCATAACCACTCATACCATCGCGCATCATATCTTTTAATTTGTCAAACTCTTTTAATTCATCAGAATTAAAGATGTTTTTTGACATTTCGTTCCAAACCAAACGCTGTATTAATGGTTCTACATCTGGAAAATCATTACCGGTAAGAATAACTCCTGATTCGATAGGTACATAGTCTGTAGAAATATGTGAATCTAAATTTCCTTTGGTGTAACCAATGTTATCGTAGAACTGCTTTAACATTCCATCATGCTCACGATTTCCACGTTTGTATTCACTTAAAAGTGAAATACCATTTCTAAATTGCGCTGTAGAACGTACAGCTCCTTTTGCTGTTGAAATATTCGCTTCTAAATTGATAGGGCTTTGAGGAATTCCTGTAAGGCCTTGAACAATTTCAATTAACTCATCTTTTCCAGTTCCTCCTGGTCCACATAAAAATAGAATAGGGAAGCGGTTTAATTTTTCAATAACAACATCACGGAATAAGCAGGTAAAACCAAATAGGATTGCTGAAATTGTATGCTCTCTGTGAACTTTATAAACTTGCATTAAGAAAGTTGAAAAGTTTATTGGATTTTGCATTTTTATAAAACGCTTTTGCGAAGGAAATTTCGTTGTGTCGTTTTTGTAAATTGAGTTTGCCGATGGAATGTAATAGTGAACATCATTCAAAATTAAAATTCCATTATCGTTAATCTCTACATCTTTTCCATCTTCAGTCAAAGCATTATTATTCCAACACCAAAATTTTCCATCAGGTTGCCATCCTAAAACATCTATTTTAGAACCGCTTCCCATTTTTTCAAACAGATAATCGCAAAGCTTCATTAAATCATTAGCATTTCCTTTGAAACGAAAATCCCCATGGTTACTCACCATTTTTCTGAATCCTATTAAGGTTAAGAAATTCTCTGAATCGGTGTCAAAAATGTATTCTTTGTTCACTACATTTTTAATTCTAACCAATTTCTTTGCCTTACCTTCATCACGCATATGATTAATAATTTCTATCTCGAAATTTGAAAGAGAAGAGAAATAAACTTTTCCATCTGTTCCTTCTGGAAGTGCTGCCCAAATTTGATTGTTAGCTATGAAAAGACCATATCGTTTGATGTCTTCTTCTAATTCCGGTAATGGAATGTTTATATTTTTTGGCAATTCGTATTGTGTGAACGAATTGCTTACGAACTCTACTACAATGCTTTCTTGATAATCTTTTATCCATTTTTTAATAGAAGTGATTTTAATTTTACTTTCTTTTTGAAGCCATCCTGCATAAATTTCGACCATTGCACTGTCTGAAATTTGTGCAATAAGTTCGGCTAAACTTTGAGCGCCTTTACTTTTATCAATGTCAGAACCTTGTAGTTTTTCTTCCATCAAAATTTTAAAAGCATCTTTTCTTATTTCGTGATTAAACATAACCTGTAAACCACCGCACAACGAAATAACATCAGCGTATGCTCTTGAGAAATCATCAGGGTCAAAATCCAATGTAATAACTTCAACACGGAAACCAAGCTTCAAAAATATTTCAGCATGCTTTACAACCGAACGTTTTCCTGCTGCATCAGGATCCATTACAAAAACAATTTTATCACATAACTTTCTAAGTTCGTTCATTTGTTGTTCTGTAATAGCAGTTCCACAAGGTGCAACGGTATTGATGCATCCGTATTTATGCATCGCAATTACATCATTGTAACCTTCTACAATAAAAACTTCATTGCGTTTACGGATTTCTGTACGTGCTTTATGTAAGCCAAACCATACTTTACTTTTGTCATAAAGTATATTGTCCGAATCTACTTTTGGATTTATCCATTTAGCAGCTTCTTTTTTGCCTGATAAATCTCTTCCAGCTAAACCAATTAATAATCCATTTTTGTCGTGAATAGGATAGATTACACGATTTGTATATTTATCATACACATTGTGCTGTCCTTCTCCTAGAAGTCCTAATTTAATCCCTTCTTTTACTCTTCCAGAATTTTTAAGTAAATCATAAAGAAAATTTTCAGGAGCATAACCAATTCCCCATTCAATAATATCATCTTGAGTATATTTTCTTTTCTCAAAAATTTCTTGTTTGGCTGGATGATTATCCTGAAGCTGATGGAACTGTTTTTGATATTGTTCAAGTGTTGCTTTTAAAACAGGTCGAATTTCTTCCTTTTTAGAAATTTCGGCCGCTTTCTTTTGTGCCATTTCAGAATCTTCGTAATGAATACTTTCATTATATTTCTGTGCTAAATACTCTATAGCTTCAGGATAACTCCAACCTTTTAGCTCCATTAAAAAGTTGATAAGATTTCCACCTTTTCCTGATGAAAAATCTTTCCAAATTTGTTTTACTGGAGACACCATAAACGATGGTGATTTTTCCTCTACGAATGGCGACTTACCTTTAAGGTTAGCCCCAGAACGTTTTAACTCAACAAAATCTGCAATCACATCTTGAATTATTGCAATGTCAAGTATTTTGTCTATAAATTCTCTTTTTATATACCCCATAGTTATAGACTTTCAGGATTAATCACTTCTATCTGAAGTGCCAATTGAGTTTCTAATTGATTTAATTCTTTTTCATTTACACTTACTAACTTTTCTTTTTGAGCTGGAGTAAATAAATCACTCTCTTTAATTTGTTGAATTCGAGCTTCAACAGCATTGATTTTTGATTTTATAATTTCTTTAGTCATAATTATTAGTTTTAAAAACTCCCTCCGAAAAGGGAGTGTTTGAAAATCACTATGTAAGCACACATAGCTTGAAAAAAAAGAACGTATTTTTAAATAATATTTATTAAGGCAGATAGCTTTGTAAGTTCTTGTTTAGTTTGAACTACAAACTTTTCATAAAGCTTATGTTTTAGTTGATGAAATGTTCCAAGAGGTATTCCTAAGTCTTCAGCAATCACATCATTTGTTTTGTCAGTACTGGAGAGTTTAATTAAATCAACTTCTTGTTTTGTTAATCGTTGTCCATTTACTAATGGAAGTTTACAAAGAATACCTTCAAATTGACACTTCCCGTGATTAGGACATGGCCAATATTCACCATTTTGCAATTCTCCATTTTTTATATCTCCTTGAAAGTCCAAGCCCCCAAATCTACAGATGGCAAATTGTTCTATTCTTTTAATATCAGATGTGGGATGAAATTCATGAAGAGCTAGTTTAACTTCTATGTCTTTATTAATTTCTTCTTTTAAGACTTCAATAGTTGCGAATGATAATTCTGAAAATGTTTTAATCTTTCCGTTTTGAATAGCTTTCAATTGATTTTCGTGTAGAAAAAATTCTACCGAATCGCATATCATACCAGGATAAACTTTTGCATTAGTTGAGATTGTTGTGTTCATAATTGTAAATTTTTAAGTGAATTTTAAGCTGAAATTTTTTCTGTTAATTTTTCTTTATCTGATTTATTTCTTTTCGCCAAGTCGACCAGTGCGTTAAGAATGTCTAATCTTTTTTCATGAGAGGGAGATGTTCTCGACCTTACTTTTCTAATTGTTGATTTAGAAGGTAGTTTTATACCACGTTTTTTTTTCATAATTGTAATTACTTCATCAACATAAGAATATGGTAAATGTTCATCTAAGAAGCCATACACATTCTCAATGTGTAAGTGCATATTTTTTGTTTGCTTTTTTTGTTGTAACATTGTATTAAAGTTTTCCTTATTTGTTACAAAGTTATCCAAAGTTCAACCATATAAGCAAACTTTTATGTAAAAGTTTTCCTTTTTGGTTGTAATTTATAATAGTTCTAAATAATTGTTTATGAGTTTTAATAAGAAAGTAAAAGAGTATTTTAAATCTCAAGGTTTGTCAAATAGGCAAGTTTCAGAGATTATGGATGGTTATTCAGAAACGATGATTTCAAAAGTTCTGAATAAAGATGATTTGTCTACTGCTTTTTTAGAAAAAATGTTAAAATATTTTCCACAGCTTGACTATAATTATTTTTTAAAAGATGCAGAGGTATTATTTCAAGTGAATGAAGAAGATACTGTTTATAAGAAACGTAGTGAGGATCTAATAGAAGAAATTAAGGAAAGAATTAATGAATTAGAACATATTGTGTCACGAAAATGACACGCTTATAATATAACTCGCTGTCAATCAGTGTGCA